AGCGGTCACCAGTGGGTTAAGAAAATGTTTATTGATCCTGGACCATCTAATGAGCCTTTCTGGGCTACTAATGTTGAAACAGGGGATACTATTACATACCCTGAGGGACACAGTAAATCAGGACAGCCCTTGTTCAAACGTAGGTTTATACCTGCATCATTGTTTGACAATCCATATCTTTCTGATGCAGGTGACTATGAAGCAATGCTATTGTCTCTTCCAGAGCATCAAAGAAAGCAACTCTTAGAAGGTAACTGGGATATTAATGATGGAGCCGCTTTCCCAGAGTTTGACAGAACCAAACATGTCATTGACGCTTTTGAAGTTCCCGAAAGCTGGGCTAAGTTTAGAGCTTGTGACTACGGCTACGGATCTTATACAGGAGTTATCTGGTTTGCTGTTGCACCAGACGAGCAACTCATTGTTTATAGAGAGCTATATTGTTCTAAGGTTACAGCTACAGATCTAGCTGATATGATTTTAGACTTAGAGAAAAAAGATGGTGGTATGAGATACGGGGTGCTAGACTCTTCTTTGTGGCACAACCGTGGCGACACGGGACCATCACTAGCTGAGCAAATGATTATGAAGGGTTGTCGATGGCGACCATCTGATCGCTCTAGGGGTTCGCGTGTCGCAGGTAAAAACGAAATACATAGGCGGTTACAAGTCGATGAGTTTACTGAGAAGCCTAGATTAGTATTTATGAACAACTGCACTAACACTATAGCGCAGATACCAAGCATTCCTCTGGATAAGAGAAACCCAGAAGATGTAGACACTCACGCAGAGGATCACTTATACGATGCTTTGCGTTATGGTGTTATGACACGTCCACGCAGCAGCATTTGGGATTTCAACCCAGCAACACAACGCACAGGCTTTCAAGCTAGTGATACAACATTCGGGTATTAATAAATGGCAGAACAAGAAGAAATGTTTGAAACAGATGAAGTCGTAGCTGCAGAAAACAGTACGGATAAAATCTTTGAAGAAAAATCTAGTGTAGTAGCTTTTGTACAAGAGAGATACAATCGAGCAGAAGATGCACGTTATTCAGATGAACAACGCTGGTTAAAAGCTTACCGAAACTATAGGGGCTTATACGGCAAGGATGTACAGTTTACCGACACTGAAAAGTCTCGCGTATTTGTTAAGGTTACTAAGACTAAGACACTTGCTGCATACGGTCAAATTGTTGATGTACTATTTGGTAACAACAAGTTCCCACTATCAGTTAACCCTTCTGTATTACCTGATGGTGTAGCAGAAGCAGTACATATTAATATAGATCCTAAGGCTCAAGCTGCAGGTGATGCACTTAAACCTGTGACTGAAGATAAACCTTCTAGTTCTTATTTGCTCAACGGTGATACTTCTCTAAAACCTGGCGAGACCCTTATGGACTTACAGGCACGAATGGGTGGTTTAAACAGTAAGCTAGAAGCTGTATCAGATAAGATTATTGAGGGTGATGGCACTACACCATCTACTGTATCGTTCCACCCAGCTATGATTGCAGCTAAGAAGATGGAAAAGAAAATCCATGACCAGCTACAAGAATCGGGTGCATCAACACACTTACGCTCTATGGCGTTTGAGATGGCGCTACTAGGCACAGGTGTTATGAAGGGTCCTTTCGCAGTAGATAAAGAATATCCTAACTGGAATGATGAGGGTGAGTATGATCCTCTAGTTAAGACAGTACCTGAGTGTAGCCATGTTTCTTCTTGGGACTTCTACCCAGACCCAGAAGCTAAGTCTATGAATGATGCAGAATATACTGTTGAACGTCATAAGATGTCACGTACACAATTACGTTCTTTAAGAAGTCGTCCCTACTTCATGTCTGATTCGGTTCAGCTGGCTGTAGATAAAGGACCTGACTACATACAGAAATACTGGGAAATGACTATGGAGGACGATGATACACAACCATCCTCTGAGCGTTGGGAAGTATTAGAGTTCTGGGGTTACGTAGACATTGAACTACTTGAAGAGCATGGTGTTAATATACCCAGCGAACTAAAAGAATTAGATGAGGTTAACTGTAACGTATGGGTATGTAATGGTGAAGTACTACGATTTGTACTGAACCCATTCAAACCTACTCGTATTCCTTACTATGCAGTTCCTTACGAGCATAACCCTTACAGCTTCTTTGGTGTAGGTATTGCTGAGAATATGGATGATACACAGACATTAATGAATGGCTTTATGCGTATGGCTATTGACAATGCTGCACTATCTGGTAATCTTATTATAGAAGTAGACGAGACCAACTTAACACCGGGACAAGACTTATCTGTATACCCGGGCAAGGTCTTCCGCAGGGCTGGGGGTGCACCAGGACAAGCTATCTTTGGTACTAAGTTCCCAAATGTTGCTCAAGAGAATATGCAACTATTTGATAAGGCACGTGTACTAGCAGATGAAAGTACTGGCTTCCCTAGCTTTGCTCATGGTCAAACAGGCGTATCAGGCGTTGGGCGTACAGCCTCAGGTATTAGTATGCTTATGTCTGCTGCCAACGGTTCTATCCGTACAGTAGTTAAAAACGTTGATGACTATTTACTACGCCCACTAGGTAAAGCATTCTTCTCTTTCAACATGCAGTTTGACTTTGATGAACAAATACGTGGTGACTTAGAAGTACATGCATCAGGTACTGAAAGCTTAATGGCTAACGAAGTAAGATCCCAGCGCTTAATGCAATTCTTACAGGTAGCACAGAACCCAGTACTAGCTCCTTTTGCTAAGATGGATTACATTATACGTGAGATTGCTAAGTCTATGGATCTCGATCCTGATAAGGTTACTAACTCTATGGCAGACGCTGCTATCCAAGCTGAGATCCTCAAAGGCTTCCAGCAACCAGCACAGCCTCCAGAAGCACCTGAGGGTGTACCTGCACCAGAGGGAGGCCAACAAGCGCCACAGACACCTCAGGGAGGCGTACAGGACACATCTGGCGGTGGAGGTGGACAGATAGGCATGGGTACAGCACCAGTTCCAGGCGAACAAGGATTTAGTGGCAATGTCTCTTAAGGGTTTTGTAAACAATCAGATATCGTGGGAATCGTTTCTCTCTGAGTTAGAGGAGCGTATTTCTACACAACATCGTAGTATGGAAACTGTTACAGATACTGCTGAACTATACAGGCATCAAGGTGCTATACGTGCGCTACGTCAACTTCAATACTTGAGGGATAAAGTAAATGGATGACTTAGATAATCAAACTGAAGAAATGTTTCAAGGTGGAACTACAGATGAATGGCGTGATTATGCAGATTCATTACAGGTTAATATTCCTGAGATATCTATAAAGGATGCAACTACTTTTGTTGCTAGTATGACACCTATTATTGGTGATGCTATGGCGGCTAAAGAAGTCTATGATGAACTACAAAAGGTTAATCCTAATTACTATTTAGCTGGTGCTTTAGGTGGAGCTGCTATTGTAGGTCTTATTCCTGGAATAGGAGATGCCGCTGCTAAAGCTATAAAGAATGGTGCTAGAGAAGTATTTGATGTAGCTAAGCGTGTAAAAATAAACCCTAATAAAAAAACTGATTATGGTGTATCTAAGACAGGTGTGCCTCAGATAAACATGATTTCAGACACACCAGCAGGTGTATTTGATAAAACTGTAACACAGTCTGCTGTGGATCTTATGGACGAACCTGCTTTTGGTGAAGGCTTTTCACGTAGGTTAGAAAAAGTTGCTCAGGAAAATAGTATAGGAGCAGGTGATACTACGTTTATGCCTATGCAAGTTTATTCAGAATTAGCAGACCGAGTAAAGAGTAAAGACTTTAAAGTAGTACCTAGCAAAACTAAAAAAGTTTCACGTACAGATATAGATGGTTCTAAAGAGCAAAGTGTATGGTCATATCCAAAACAACTTTATGACTCAGCAGCAACATCTATAAATGAGTTTAAAAGACCTGCAGGTTACAATAAGCTAAAGAAACGTGGTGAAATAAAAGACGGTGATGTTATTGTTGACATTGGTGGTGGGCGCTTTGATAACTTAGTGCAAGACGCTGCTGAAGAAGGTGCAACTGTAAAAGTTTATGATCCGTTTAATAGAACACCAGAACATAATGCAGCAGTTGTTGACTCTGTAAAAGATGGACAAGCTGATATGGCTATGTCTCACAATGTACTAAATGTTATAAAAGAAGATGAAAACATTTTTAATGTAGTTGAACAGGCAGAGAACGCAATAAAACCTAAAGGAAAGGCACACTTTTCTGTGTACGAAGGAAGTAAAGCAGATAGAGAAAAGGGTGCAAGGCAAACATCTAAGGGTTGGCAAAGGTTTCAAACTACAAGTGAGTATTTGCCTTTTGTAGAGAAAGTATTTGGCAAAAATAATGTTACTTTAAAAGATTCAATAATAACAGCTACTAAAAATGTAAAAGGATTCAAAGAAGGTGGAACAATAATGAATGAACAAACAAGAATGGCTTTTTCACTGGGTGGTAGCGTAGATTTAGATACAGTACCAGACAACACTCAGGGTATTGATCCTGTGTCAGGTAACGAAGTTCCGATGGGTTCTACCCCAAAAGAGGTACGTGACGATATACCAGCACAACTAAGTGAGGGTGAATATGTCGTACCTTCTGACGTAGTACGCTTCTATGGTGTTAGGTTCTTTGAAAACTTACGAGCTAAGGCTAAATTTGGTTATCAAGATATGGCTGAAAACGGACGTATTGGTGGTGAGCCTGTAGATGAACTTGATGGTATGATGTTTGATATATCAGAACTAGAAGTAGAAGATGATGGCGAACCTATGGCAATGGCTGAGGGTGGTTATGCTCTATCTCCAGGTGACGAAGGTTACGAAACTATGGGTGCGCTGGGCTTAGGTAGCGAAGGTATCAGTGCAGGTAACGGATCGGTAGGTAGTGCACCTAGTGTAGAAGTTCGTACATATGTTAGTGAATCTGGACACACTATATACATTACATTTATTAATGGTGAACCTCAAACGTCTATACCTCCTGGATATACACTACAAGAGGAAACTACTGCAGATACTACAACTACTGCTACTACTGCAGCGCAACCAGAACCACAGGTTGTAACACCTACTGGTAGAAGTAGAGACAGTAGACCGATGCCAGCACCTAAGGCTATTAACTATAAGACGCTTACCACAGACGAAATTGCTAAGATGTTAGATGATCAATCGTCTGCTAAGTCTACAGCAATAGCATTTGGTGCAGGTGCTATTAATCCTGTACTAGGTCTATTTGTTAAGGGTGCTATGATGCATAGTGCTAGAAGCTTAGAGAAAGAGATAGAACGTAGGATTGCAGCAAAAGAAACACCTACAGCAGAAAAATCTGTTCTTGAAGGATTATTAGAAGCATCCAAGAAAGGTAAACCTGGCCTAATCACACGTGTATATGGTGCACTAAAAGAGGAGTTCTTCCCAGAGAATGAAGAAGAAGCTAAGGCATTAGAGATAGCTAAGCGGATGGATGATGAAGCTGGTGAAGTATATGACTTTGAAGGTGATATAACTACAAACATAACACCTACTGAAGGCGTTCTCTCTTCTGGAGACCCTGCCATAATGGGTATGGATCAACCAGAAACAAAGCTACCAACAGAGGAAGAAGTACTAGCGCCTACAACAGGTAAAGTTTCTACATATGTAGACCCTGTAACTAGAGAACAAACAAAGTTTGAATCTTATGGTCAGGTTACTAGGAACGGTGTGTATGCTGGTGATGGCTTTGAGTGGTATGAGATGGATGTAAAAGGTAGTGATGGTGCACCTGTCTTAGGTAGAAGATACACAGGTGAAGGTGAAGATAATAACCTAGGCCAAGATACTATTATAGCAACTGAACTTGGTTATGGAGACCCAGTAGATAGAGAAGTGTTTGTAAAGATAGCTGATATATCTTTGGAAGAAGGTAGTGAGTTTGCATCTACACAAGGCTCAGCAAATGATGGAGACTTCTTGGAGTTTTTAAAGACAGGAAGCTTTGGAGCTAGTGAGTCTTATGCAGATCAAGAAGATAAAGACTTCACTCCAACACTTACATATGGAGATGCTTTAGAGAAGGTTAAAGAACCAGAAGTATATGCAGCAGAGCCAATAGCTCCAGAAGTTAAGGAGGCTTTTGTATCAAAACCTATAGTAGATGAAACAGATCCTAACAATATAACTACATCTCTTCTATATGATAACCCGTATGGAGACCCAATTACATCTCAACAATTCCGAGACCTTAGAGATAAACGTAAGGCTGAAGAAGAAGCTGCAGCAATTACTGCTGCTCAAGCAGCTGAGGCTAAACGTGCAGAAGAAGCACAGGCAGCCGCTCAACGAGGTAGAGACCAGTATAAATCATCTATGATTGCAACTAACACGGTTGCTGCTAATGCAAAACGAAGAGGTGCTTCAGCTTCTGATATAAGTACAATCAGATCTGAAGGTAGAAAAGCATCTCAGAAAATGTCAGACATAGCTAGAGGAAGACCTGTAACAGGTTTTAAAGAAGGTGGTTTAGCTTCCAAGAAGAAAACCAAGAAGAAGAAGTAACTACAAAAACTTCATATAACAATAAGGCTACCCAGCTTAGGCTGGCCCCATCATAAGGAGTACAACATGATACAAGAGCCACAAGAAACTACGCCGATTAAAACTACATCGGCTTCACATCAAAGAAATGATGCACGTGTTAAGCGTGATCAAGAAGAACTAGAGGCACTGCTAAAGCAAGCACGTGGCGAGACAGATGAAACAGAAGAAGCTGTTGAGGCGAAACCCAGTAGCGAAGATCCTGTCGAACCCAAAGTTCAGACAGAGAGTAGTACCGAACAAGAAGAAGAACCCGAAGGTGAAGCACAAGAAGATGATGCTGAGTTAAGTGGTGAAGAGAAAAACTTCAAGAAACGGTATGGTGATCTACGCCGACACATGCAGGATAAAGAGAAAGACTTTACTGCTAAGCTTGACAAGCTAGAGAAACAACTGGATCTTGCAACAAAGAATGAGCTTGTACTTCCTAAGTCAGAAGAAGAGATTGAAGCTTGGGCTAAGAAGTTCCCAGATGTTGCAGGTATTGTAGAAGCTATTGCAGCAAAAGAAGCTGATAAGAAGTCATCTACTCTAGATGCTAGGCTTGCTGAGATAGAAGAGTTACGCTCTAGTGCAAAGCGAGAAAAAGCTGAGGCTGAGTTAGTGCATATGCACCCTGACTTTGTATCTATTAGGGAAGACGATGCTTTCCACACATGGGCAGACAATCAACCTAAGTGGGTACAGGATGCTTTATACGAGAATGTAGATGATGCTAAATCTGTATCTCGCGTTATTGACTTGTACAAAGCTGACAATGGTATCTCTACAAAGAAAGCTAATTCATCTGATAAAGGCGCAGCGAGTTCTATAAAGAGTAAACGCTCAGCTGCACCAGAGTCAGACGACAGTTCATCTTACTTACGTGAGTCACAAATTGCTAAGATGAGCATTAAAGAATATGAGAAGCGTCAAGAAGAAATAATGGACGCTCAACGTAAAGGTAAATTTATTTACGATTTATCAAAGAAATAGTTGACATCTGTTAAAAGATGGATACAACTAGGGGCATGTGCAGTATCAAGTATTAAGTATGGTATTGGAATCGTGGTACTTGAACTGCACATGCTTATAACTAAGCTCTATCCAAGAAAAAGAACTACCTCGGACTAAAGGCCCAGCGCTCAAAGGATGGCGATCCCAAAAGCAAAGCTGACTACCCTAATAGTAAGAGCCTCTTTAGTTGGTATGAAGCGTATAATGTCACGCCATATCTATAAGGAGATTACACAATGGCTATTACTTCCGCAAGTGGTGGATTTAACGGAAACTTTTCCCCGATTATCTACTCAAAACAAGCACAGATCGCACTTCGTCGTGCAGCTGTAGCTAACGCAATCACTAATAACTCTTACTTTGGTGAGATTGCAAACCAAGGCGATGTTGTTCGCATTCAGAAAGAACCAGATGTAACTGTAAACGCTCTTGAGCGTCACACAGCTATCTCTGTTGAAAAGTTGAATGATGAAGACTTCTCTTTGACTATTGATAAAGCTAACTACTTTGCGTTCAAGATGGATGACATCGAGGACCAATTCTCAAATGTTGACTACGTTAGCTTAGCTGCTGACCGCGCAGCATTTAAGATGGCTGACTCAATGGATGCAGATATTCTATCATACATGTCAGGTCACACAACTGCAGGTGCTTTTATTACCGCAACATCAGGTGATGCACAGCACGACACAGCTGGTAGCCTAACAGGTGAATTTTTAACTGCTAACCATTTGGACGCAACGGACTTCGGTTCATTGGGTTCTGCTGACTCTGCTTCAACAGCATATGCTGCTGGTGATTCAATCCCATTGGCTCCACGTCTTCCAGGCGCAACAGCGTTGTCTACAGCGACTGTTTCACCTTTGACAGTGGTTGCTCGTATGGCACGTCAGATGGATCAAGCAAATGTTGATTCAAGAGGTAGATGGCTGGTCCTAGACCCGGTATTTATTGAGATGCTCAAAGACGAAGATTCACGCATGTTGAATGCTGACTTCGGTGGAGCAGGTCTACAAAACGGCTTGGTCTTAAACAACCTACACGGCTTCCGTATTTACCAATCCAACTCTTTACCTGCTAAGGGTACAGGTGCTGGAACTTCTGGTGCACTAGCACAAGACGTAAACTTTGGTGTTATCGTAGCTGGTCAAGACGATGCTGTTGCTTCTGCTGAGCAGATCAACAAGGTTGAGAACTATCGTGACCCAGATTCATTCGCTGACATTGTTCGCGGTATGCATCTTTACGGGCGCAAGATTCTTCGCCCAGAAGCATTAGTCACAGCACACTACAACGCTGCGTAATAAAACTTAATATTGGGGCTGGTTTTGTACTGGCCCCTTTATACACATTTAAACTCCTGTAGGAATTAATATGGCGACTTATATAAACCTAGTGAACGAATTACTTCGTCGTCTTAACGAAGTTGAGATTGGTGAATCTGATTTTTCTACAACTAAAAACGTTCAGTCTCTAGCTAAGGATGCTGTTAATTCTTCCATACGTGAAATATTACAAGATGCACAAGAGTGGCCTTTCACTTTAGTAACATATGAACACACACTAGCTTCTGGTACTAGCACGTATGAATTCCCTGCTGATTATTCAAAAGCTGATTGGGAAACTTTTTATCTAACAAGTGCACAGTCTGCTCAGCCAACACACTTACCTAGTATTTCTTACGAAAGCTATGTATCAGAAAAGAGAAGCATAGATGATGTAGCTGGTGTAAGTGGTCATGGTAAACCTACTACTGTATATAAAACACAAAGCACTAAGTTTGGAGTTACACCTCCTCCTGATGCAGCCTATGTTATAGAGTATAGCTACTGGAAGTTCCCTGCAGATTTAAGCTTAAGTAGTGACGTTTGTATTATACCAGATAGATTTAGACATGTAGTACTTGATGGTGCTATGATGTACTTAATGCACTTTAGATCTAATGAACAGTCTGCACAGTTACACGCAGATAAGTTTAAAAAAGGTATAAAGACTATGCGTAGACTATTAGTAGATACTAAAGACTATCTAAGGTCTACTGTAATAAACAGAATGGGTAACTCTTTCTATAAGAATGATGTCTAGATGGTAGATAAACTAAATACATACCTGTCAGTTTGTGCTGGAGGGTTGATCACTAATGTTGATCCCTTGACCCAAGCTTCAAACCTATCAGGTAGTGCTATACGTATGATAAACTATGAACCTGCACTATCGGGTGGGTATCGTCGTATTAGTGGCTATGCTAATGACTATGGAACAGTTCCTGGTACAGGTGCTGTACTAGGTGTAGCAGTAAATGGTAACTTAGACGATGGAATATTTGCATGTAGAAAACCTACATCAGGGCATGACTACTTATACAAGTGGCAAAACTCTAACTCGTCTTGGGTAGCTATACCCGAAGCTGGTAATCCTGATATGACTAATGTTAGTAGGATAAGATTTACTAGCTTTAACTGGTCAGGTGAAGTATTACTGCTTACAGATGGAGTAAACCCTGCAGCTGCATATAATGGCACTGCATATTCACAGATAACACATGCACAAGCTCCTGACAATCCTAAGTATTCTGAAGAGTTTGCATCCCATGCTTTCTTATGTGGGGACTCTACTGAGCCTTTTAATCTTTATTTTAGTGCTCCTCTAAACTATTCTGATTTTAGTCCTGCTAACGGGGCTGGCGTTATTAATGTAGGTTACACTATAACAGCTATTAAAAAGTTCCGTAATCAACTGTATATATTTGGTGCTAATGATATTAAAAGATTGACAGGTAACAATGCAGCTAACTTTGTTTTAGAGAATGTTACATCAAATATGGGTTGCCTAGCACCCGATTCTGTGGTAGAGTTTGGTGGTGACTTATTATTCTTAGGACCTGATGGTATACGTCCTGTCTCTGGTACAGATAAAATCGGTGATGTTGAACTTGCTACAGTCTCTAAAGAGATACAGTCTATATTTGATAACTACTATCTCTCAGAACAAATAGAAGATATAGCTATTGTAGTACTTAGGAAAAAGTCACAGTTTAGATTTTTCTTTAAAAATGATTCATCTTTATCCTTAATAGGTGGTATACGTAAGAGTCAAAATAAACAAAGTATCTTCGAATATAGTCAGCTTACAGGTATAGAAGCAAACTGTGTAGACAGTGGTTATATAGGACAATTTGAACACGTTATACATGGTGATGGTTCTGGTAAAGTATACAGACAAGAACAAGGTAATAGCTTTGGTGGCAACTCTATTTTTAGTCTTTATCAAACGCCCTACTATTATATGGAAGATCCAGAGATACGTAAGGTAATACATAAAGTAAATACATACTTAAAATCAGAAGGTGATACAGAAGTTTTTGTTGGTGTATCTTATGACTACGACGATACAGGTACAAGCAACCCTACCAACTATGATTTTACTACAGAGGGTGCAGCTTCCGTTTATGGTACAGCTATATATGGAGCAGGTGGTATATATGATGGTAACCCATCGCCTAAAACACTTACAAATATATCGGGATCAGGTAACTCTGTTTCAATAAGCTACGTTACAAACAATACAAATGCAAGTCATA